TTTTAATGAATCTAATAACATATAAGATCTCCTTTTGTTTAGTGTATATTATTGTGTAACGAATGTCAAACGTTTCACATCTTGCTGAAGTCAAACAGCGTTTCTAAATGTGCGTGTTCTTTATTGGTCCTACTCAAATCCCATTTAAGAACACCCAGCAAGTTTTCAACCTTTTTATCTACAATACCTGCCATCATATCTTCGCTGTCAAACGGTAAACTTAAAAACCATTCTGGCAAATGTACTTCGTCTACCGGATATGCAATACTTGTGAGTCTATTTTCGGATGTTTCTTTTAGCTTGCATACAATAATCTTCTGTCCATCGATAATCTTCATTGCATGTTGGTCCATGTGAACTTCTTTTAATCTATTCCATGCCAGACTTGCTGTAACGTGGCCCGGTACATGTAGGTTACCTACTGCAATACCTTTTAGCTTCTGACGACCTGCTTCTTCCAATTTTTCTCTATAGTGAGTAAGTTTATTGACTGCACGTGGAGTACCTTGCTGCCATGGCTTCATGTCTTCGAACTTTTCCTTAAATAAACGCACTTTTTCAATAACTGCATTTTCGCCCTTATCCGTTAGTGTATCCATTAGGATCTCACTAAGGAACTGTTGCACGAATTTTGGTGTATCTGCACGCTTCAAATCAAGTCCCATAGCCTTTACCTTACCTACCTTACCACCCACGTCAAGTCTAATACCATCCTTATCATACATCAAACAAGCATAACGCTTCTTAACAATCCAAATACCTGATTCAGAAACAGTTTCACGAGAACTTGCAATTACACCAGTTGAACGCTTAATTGGTACATTTAGATTACTCAACAAGAATTCTGGGAAGGTTGCGGAAACTGCTTTCGCCAGGTCATTGTAAAGATCTACAATACTTTCCTTAGTCCACAAAATATCACCATGCTCAATCTCTTCCTTAAGAATCGGATATGCAGAGAAATAGCACGAGTCTGTATCTCCATATACGATAGACTTACCGTAGTGATCATATTCACCCGTCATCATTTCATTTGTCTTAGCCGCCATGTGTTTGGTAATTGTTCTACCAGTTAGTGTGGTTGATTGACCTAGACGTTGGTCGAAGAATCTGCTACCAGCATTCAACAAGGCGCCGTATGCAGAATTTAAGTTAATCTTCTTAACCAATTGACGTTTATCCCAGAAACCAATAATACGCTTTAAGTCCTTTTGATCTCTATGAATTGCCTTACCATCCTTAACCATTAGATTGTGCTGATTCATGTACTGAATAACACGCTTTGTATGGCCTTCTGTGATGAGTTCCTTTAATTTTTTAGGCCTGTATGACTCGGCATCTAAATAGGGATTGGCTTTTAGTTCAGCATCGCTAATGTCATTGTTTGTGAACAATTCCACGGGCACCTTTACACCTTCTATCTTGGCATTGTCTTCAATGTCAGTGTAGTTTGTCATAATACCCTGCAGTACCTTACGCTCATTATACCAGCGAGTTAGCAGACTAGGAATTACACCTTCCTTATCTGTCTTAAAGATTGTACCATTGGCGCTGATACACCAGGGTTGTCCACTCTCAAAGATTAAGTCGTGAAGCTCTTTGCCTGTCATCTCAAATTCAGAACCATCTTCCATATCGAGTATTAATTTATTGCCAATATCTTCGTTATAGAAGTCTTCCATTTCTAGTACGTGGAATCTATCATTCCACCAAGCCGCAAATGTATGTTTACCGCCTTTTGCTTCCCAAATTGCGATTGCCTCATTGGTACGATCTAATCTAATCTGCCCAATAATCATTTCTGGACTCATATTTAGAGTTCTAATAACAGATGGATATAGTGACTTCATGTCAGTACTACCTATCCATCTATGGAATCCCTTTCTAGGAGTTGCAACCCACCCACCTGCTGCGCGGCTTGCTGTCTCTTCGTGACCATGCTTCTTATCTGGACAGATCATATTATTGTTATGAGCTTCCATTAAGACATTTTGGTCAGTAACTGCTACTGCACCCATTGTTGTTTGGATTAATACGCAACTCGAATGCGCGATAGAATTTGCCAAGTCAATGAATTGAAGTTTCTTATCTAGTTTATCTAGCAGACGTGTATCTTGTAAATTGTATTCCAAGAACTTTTTAAAGTCATCGTTATACAATTCGTCTAGCGTGCCTTCGTACTGAATCTTTGTTTCGCCTAATTCAATTTCTGCAATAGCATTGAGCGTATAGCTGTGACGTTCTTCGTAGTTGTACTTTTTATAGATTGCCATGTAATCTATAGAAATGCGACCAATCAAATCATAAGTAAACGCTTCACGACCGCCACGTTCAAACTTACGTTCCTTGGGCATCTGTTCCCAAAGACACAATCGTCTAGCTTCGTTTTTACCTAGGACTTTCTTTATACGATTTACAACATATGGAATATCATATGGTTCACTGTTCCATCCCGATAATACATCAGCATCTTCGACAATGTCTATAAAGGCATTAAGCATTTCTGCTTCTGTTTTAAATAATACTGTATTACCTACTTCTTCAGCAATTGCTGATGCTTCTTCCCATGTCAATGTTTCTGGTGGAAATGCTAAACAGATAATCTCATCTAGCCATTGCAGATGAACCGATATAGCAGTAATGTAGTTGTCAGCATCAGCAGCATCTGACCACCCCTCATCCTTATCGAAACTAGTTTCAATATCGAAGAATGCTACATTTAGTGCTGGTGCGTCACCGTTGTGATAGTTGTGCTCAAGTGAACGAAAAATAGGATCAACATCTGATTCCCATCTTTTTACATTACCCGACAGTGTTTTTATTAGTTTTTGTTTTTCAACATAGGTACGTGGCACAATCTTCTTTACGGTATCTCCGTAAATAGTCTTGTGGGAACCCTTTGGGTCAGTAAGGAAGAAATGATAGTCAGGTTGGAATTCACGGTAAACACGTTTACCATTTACTCTTTCTACTATCTTGATTACTTCACTATCTCCGCCCCTTTTAAAAAGAGCGTCAACGTACATTAACCTAGACCCCCGGCCTTATATAGTTCTTCGAGTTCGTCGAATGCTTCCCTCTTATCATTCATATCTCCCTTCTGGCAGATTTTGATAAGCTTATTTAACTGACCGGGTTTTACTTCGAGCTCTTCAGCGATAGCGGCCACGGTTTCCTTCAATCCTTCTTTTAAATCTTCCACCTCCTGCATGACCTGTACGCCATCTGCTACCAACTGTTTTAGCCGTGCTATGTTTTCAGGACTCAATTTTGCCATTTAAATCTCCTTATATTATTCTGTTTCCCATTTTTCAATAACGTTATATCCATTATCAATTAATAGTTCTTTCTTAGATATAGTTTGTCTATATAATTCCCCGAATGTTACTCCCTTGACAGGATTTATATCATCACTGTTAAAAATTTTAGGATTCCCGTGCCAGAAGTCTCCCAGATATTCATATATTGTATTCGTTTCAGGTATATATGCATCTGCTATAATTAATTTATTGGCAACGATTAATCTATGTTGTCTATATTTTTTGGGAATACACAAGGAATCTAACCATACAATTTCTCTTAAAGACGTTGTGATAGCACATTTAGGACATCGTTGTCCTCGTAAATGTGCGCCTGCCTGTTGACTAAATTCGCCATGTGTATAACATGTTATATTTATAGCGGTATGTGCGCCGGCATATATAACATTGGCATAATTATATGTCGTTCCGTGAACATTTCTTAATCTTTCAATAAAATCTTCTGTACTGATTTTAAAATTTCCTGCACATTTACGACAGCCGTATCCCGATAAATGGCTACTAGGTAGTTGAGTGAATATTCCGTGATCGAGGCATATTATATTAATATCTTTATGTATTCCGGTATAGAGTACTTCGGAATAATCGTATTTGTTTGAGTGTATTATGTTGGCCTTATCAACAAAACTCTTGGTGGTAAATCGAGCGTTTCCACCACATGCTGGACAACCATGGCCTGCCGTATGTTTACCAGCAACCTGATAAAAATCTCCGTGAATATTACATTTAATTCTAACAGGCGCGAATGCCCCATCATACACACTATCCGTATAATCGTACTTATTTCCGTGAATATTCCGTGATTTCTGAACAAATTGTTCAGTAGATAATTTTCTTGTCATGCTATATTATAGCATAATCTACAAGAAAGTCAAGGATTTCTATTAAAACATCCCGTAGGCGTTGCCTGTTATTGGTTCGTTGGATCCCTTATACTGCTTGGGATCATATC